AGTAATGGGTTTATTTGACTTCATACTGAAGCCCATACAATCGATCTTCGGCGAAGTTTTAGGCTTCCTTACTGGCGCAGACTTTGATGACCAAGATCAAGCACAGGGCGTACTGGTCAACAAGCAGTCAAACATTGACCCGATACCCGTCATTTACGGACGCAGGAAGGTAGGCGGCACACGGGTTTTCATCTCCACCGGAGGTAATAAAAACGAATACCTATACATGGTTGTTGCGCTCTCTGAGGGGGTTATAGACGCGGTAGAAGAAATTTACATCAATGATGAGTTAGTCGTTAAAAATGACGCGATTGTGTCAGGTAATAAATACCAAGGGCTAGTAACGCATGGCATAGCGTTAGGCGGAGACAATCAGACTTACATTTCATTCCTATCAGGTGCTGATGCGACATGGGGCGTAAATCACAGGCTCAGGGGTGTTGCTTATGTGGCACTGCGCCTTAAATGGGACCAAGACAAGTTCAGCGGCATTCCAGACGTTAAGTGCTTGGTTCGCGGGAAGCGGCTTTATGACCCGCGCAAAGACAGCACTTCATCCGTATATGATTCCTCATTAGGGGTTTCTACGCATAGAGAGGGCAATGTAGGAACACATGAGTTTTCTACTAACCCTGCTTTGTGTCTGCGTGACTATCTACGCAACGAAAGATACGGCAAAGGTCTGCCAGCCTCGCTTATTGACGACCAATCATTTGCTGATGCGGCTGACTTCCTAGACACCACCGAAACTTCACACACAGAAGCAATTACGGTAAACGGGTCTTTTGCCTCTGGCTCTAGCATCATTGGCCTGGGTGGGGGATTTACTTGGCTTCCAGCGGGTAGCTTTTTGCAGTTCGCCGGTGACAGCAACCTGTACGAGATACTTACGGCGCAGTATGGCGCGGGTAATGTGACCATAGAGCAAATACAAAACGCGCTCACCAACGGTACTAGCGTTACGCTGAAGCAAAAAATATATGAATGTAACGCCGTCATAGACACCGGAAAAAAGCTGTTTGATAACGTCAAGGAAATGCTACAGGGCATGAGAGGCTTGATGCCCTTTTCTAATGGCGTCTATTCGCTTGTTATTGATAAAGATGAAAGCTCTACGTTTGATTTGACGCCAGATAACATAACCAGCGAGATCACGGTACAGACGCAAGGCAAAAACAAAAAATACAACAGGGTAACGGTTAAATTTGTAAACCCTGACGCTAACTGGCAAAGCGATTCTGTCACTTATCCAGAGGCGGGTAGCTCAGAAGAAACTACATTTTTGGCAGAGGACAACGGCGAGGTGCTGGCAAAGACTGCCACCTTTAACACCATCACCAATAAATACTCAGCAAAAGACATAGCCAAGATTATTTGCCTTGCCTCAAGAAAGCATGAGTTTACCTGCAAGGTGCGGGCAACGTCTGAGGCGCTAGAAATAGCCGTAGCAGATGTAGTGACGCTAGATCATCCCTCATTTGGCTGGACGGGCGCGGCAAAAAAGAAGTTTCGCGTTATCGCTATGCAGTTAGTGGATACCGGAGAGGTAGACTTAACGCTTCAAGAGTACGACAACAGTATTTACCCGTGGGTGTCAGCAGATGAAATAGATAGCGGTGTAGATACTATCTTGCCTGACCCGTTTTCTGTTGCTCAGCCTACGGGCGTATCTGTAACGGAAACCACAGTATTACAGGATGATGGAGCTGTATTATCCGCGCTCAATGTGACGTGGACAGCGGCAGATGATGCGCTTGTTGATGAATATGAGGTGTTTGCAAACAACACTAGCAAAAACCGTAGTCAAAACTTCACCACGAGTGAGACAGAGTTTTTGGTTGTTCCTGTCATTATCGGTGACAGCTACACCATCAAGGTGCGTTCAATAAATTCTTTGGGCGTTCGCAGTGATTATGTGACGGTCGTGCATGGGACTATCAATGGCGATCAGACTGCACCATCAAGCCCGAGCGGGTTAGCAGGAACCGCAAGCGCAAAGGCGGTAACATTCACTTGGTCTAATCCAACAGACGGAGATTTTAAGCACACTCGTATATGGATTGATGACGATACCAGCAGGCCATCATTGCCTACTGCGGTCATGGATGGTGAGGAATATGTAGTTCCCGTAACTATTACGCCGCCAGCAACCAGCGCAACACGATACTGCTGGGTGCAGGCAGAGGACTTTAGCGGAAACCAGAGTTCTATTGTAGGGCCAGTATCGGCAACCGTTAATCTTTTGAATTGGGATGATGTATTAGCCAGCAGTATTGTCACGCAATCTCGTTATAGCTATGAGTTTTCCAATACCATAATCTCTGCCTCAAGCATGGTGGTTGGCACGCTATACAAAATAAACTCTGTCGGGACTACTAACTTCACGCTGGCAGGCGCAAGCAGTAACACGGTAGGCGTTCATTTTTACGCAACGCAGTCTCTTTCGGGGACAGGGAATGTAAAAGCCATCCGCACTTTGCATCCCTCATTTGATGGACACTTGCTAACGATGACATTGCCAGCGCCGTCTGACACATTACTGCCGCATAAGCCGTACATTCGTATTTTCTTTGAGTGGGAAATAGACGACGGAGCGAACTGGGAAGATGACGGTGGCGACAAGCCAGAGATAGAGTGGTATTTACGCTCTGGGATGTATGGAGGCACGGCCTATACACAATGGTTTTATGTGCACCCATACATTGCCGATACTTCTGCCGACAGAAATATCATGCAAAGCCAAGTTATTGTGCCGTTGCCAGAAACTACTGGCTCTACGACTGTGTACTGGTTTGACTCTCTGACCAGCTTTGATGCGCCTGTAAGTGAGAAGGGGTTTTATAGGCGCTGGGAAGTTGAGATGATAGGTGTGCGATGATTAGCTGGCTAAGGATACGCAAAAAGCGAGATGCCCTGTTGCAATGGTGTGATTGGACGCAGGGCAACGATTCGCCCCTAAGCGAAGAAAAAAAAGCAGAGTGGCGCATCTACAGGCAGGCATTGCGAGACTTGCCAAACGACTATAGCGAAGCTGAAGATAAGTCAGAAGTCGTATGGCCGACGAAGCCGCTATGATAAAATACGCACATCCTTTTACTCTCAGGGCGTAGCTAGTGACTACTATTTATCTGGTACAAGGCGACACAGGGCCGCAAATTTATATCACTGTAACCCGCGAGGATACAGGCGCGGCTGTAGACGTATCTGGCGGGTCAGCGCGGCTCAAAGTGCGTAAAAAAGGCACAGATACCTTATCGTTTACGCTTTCTGCATCTGATGTTGGCGATAACCTTGAGAACGGAAAGTTATATTTTTCCCTAGATGGCGGCCAGTTAGCAACGATTGCGGCGGGTAATTATGAGGGCGAAGTAGAAATGACTCTCAGTGACGGGATTGTGGAAACCGTATACGAAAGGGTTGATCTGGTTATCCGCGAGGACTTCTAATGTCAGGGTTAAAGCTGACAATTACCAGCCTTAGAGCGGTTATAGGCGCTGTTAAAGTAGGCTATTTTTTTCTTATTCGCACATTTTCTGATGGGCTGAGCGTTAGCGAGTCTATCAGCAAGAGTGTAGGTAAGCCCGTATCGGATTCCTCTACTGTCACGGACAGCTCTGCGAAGTCAGTAGGCAAGCCAGCATCAAACAGCGCTACTATAACAGACGATCAAACCACACAATTTGGCAAGAATCCTAGCGACTCTGCGGCTTTCACGGACGAAATAACCAGAGCCTTCAGTAAAGCGTTTTCTGAAAATGTGCCGATTACAGACGCACATTCTGTCGCGTTTTCCCGAGGGTTTAGCGATTCGCTAGGCTCAACGGATGTTCATGTTATTACGCTGAATAAGAATGTTGCGGATGGCGCAACGCTCACCGATAGCAATGTCATTGACTTTACTAAGCGTTTAGCTGATAGCGCAGGGCTTGCTGACACTCAGCAGTACGCGATTACCAAAAGCCTCTCTGATACAATTAATGCTACAGATGACTCCAATGGAGCCGCTGTAGGGGACGATCAGACAGCCAATTTCTTCAAGAATACAAGTGATGGAATTGGTGTTGCTGAGAACCAAATTGCACAATTTACCAAGGTGGCCTCAGATGGCAGCTCTGTAGCCGATTCTGGAACCATCTTTAACCAAAGCTACTGCGATATTAGTTACTTTTTAGAGGATTATGTCGGAGTAGCCAGAACCTTCTGAGGTGGATTATGGAAGATAGTTTGAAGTTAAAAGGCGACGTTTTTATCACTGTTAAAGACAAGGATGGCAACGTCAAAGAGGAGCGGCACGAAGAAAACCTGGTGGTATCCGCAGGGCTTAACTTTATTTGTGACCGCATGGAAGGCACTAGCGAAGCTGTAATGTCGCACATGGGCTTAGGCTCTGGCACAACTGCTGCGGCGGCTGGTGATACCGATCTAGGTTCCCTGTTAGGGTCTAGGGAGGCGCTAGACAGCACTACAGTGTCGAGCAATACCATTACCTATGTCGCCTCTTTTGAGGCTGGTGACGCGACTGGCGCGGTTACAGAGGCAGGCATCTTTAATGCTTCCTCTGCTGGCACGATGCTTTGCCGTGTTGTCTTTTCTGAAATCAACAAGGCGGCTGACGATACTATGTCAGTCACTTGGGTAATCACTTTAACTGCATCTTAATTTAGTAGGGGCTAACTCTTATGGCTATTACAACCCGTGAAACTACGGCTACTGGCGTAACCAATAAGGGTGCGCCCCTGACTAATGCAGAGGTAGATACCAACTTTATTGAGTTACAGCAGAACAAGCTGGATGAGGTTGCAGAGGATACGACACCCCAGTTAGGTGGTGATCTAGACACAAACGGTAATGACATTGACTTTGGTGACGATGGCAAAGCCGTTTTTGGTGATGGCGATGACCTACAGATTTACCATGACGGGTCAAACAGCTACATCAGAGAGGATGGCACAGGCAATCTACACATACAGGGCCATAATGTTGTCATTGAGGATGTTGATGGAAATAACATGGCGTTTTTCCAGGACAACCAAGAGGTCAGCCTTTATTACAATCACAACGTAAAGCTAGAAACCACAAACACAGGCATTGACGTCACTGGTGATGTTAATAGTGACAGCGTCACTACGGGTACGTTCACCTCCACAGGCATCGACGATAACGCCACAAGCACTGCGATTACGATTGATTCTAGTGAGAACGTCAGTCTATCCAATGACCTCACAGTAGACACCAACACCCTTGTTGTTGACTCAACGAATAATCGGGTGGGGATTGGTGAGTCAAGTCCTGAATATCCTTTGTCTGTTTCGGGCGATGTGCAGATAGAAAAAGCGACTGCTGGTATTTTGAAGCTAAAGCGAGATGACACAGTAACCGCAACAGGTAACGGTATAGGCCAAATTCAAGCAATAACTAACGAAGGCGGCACAGATGCTGTTGTTGCTTTAATGCGTTTTGAGGTTGGTGATACTCCGGGAACCGATGGAGAAATCACTTTACAGACAGGCGGTAGCGAGAGGTTCCGCGTGGACAGCAGCGGCAACGTGGGGATTGGTACGAGTAATGTTAACACACGCTTGCATGTAAAAGGCACAACTACATCTACTCTTTCGGATTTAGGGGACGGAACGCTTTACGTTCAATCTAGCGAAACAGCCGCTACAGAAGTGGGCGCAACCCTTGCTTTGGGCGGTAATTATTCTGGAACAACCTTTGAGGTTCCTTTCGGTTATGTTTCTGGCGTTAAAGATGCGTCGGGCATTGCTGGTAATTTAGTTTTTCACACTAGAGCGTCTGGAAGCTCTACGCCCGAAGTTATGCGCCTTACCCATGACGGTAACGTGGGGATTGGTACGAATATTCCATCATGCGCTTTTCACGTTAAAAACGACGACTATTTAAAAGTCATTGTGCAAGATGTTTCGGGTACGGATACGCCTTTTTCAATAGGCTCTGGCGGGAACGGTTTTACAATCGCCAACAACACCTCTGGAAATACGTCTGATGAAGCTATTACGCTCAACTCAACCGATCAATTTGCCGCATTCTATACGGCTGGCACAAGGCGCATGACGCTAGACTCCAGCGGTAACTTGCTGGTTGGTAAAACAGGGAAAGCATTTAATACTGTTGGTATCGAGCTTCTTCAAGGAAGTAGCCTTAACGTCACAACTGCTAGTGGAAATACGTGTCTTAATCTACAGCGCCAAGTAGCGTCTGGCGCATTTACAGTTATGTCGTTCTTTGGGTCTAGCTCAGTCGCGGCAAGTGGGATCAACGCTAACATAGGCGGCACTGCGTCATTCTATTCATCATCCGATATACGCTTAAAAGACAACGTAACAGATCACGAGTCAGAACTAGCCAATGTCATGTCCTTACGTCCTGTTAGATGGGATTGGAAGGGCGAAAAACTTGGCTCTGGAGAGGGCTTTGTTGCTCAAGAGTTAGAGCAAACTGCATGGTCTGATTTGGTGTCTGAAGGCGATGACGGATACAAGCAAGTCTCTGGATTAGGCGCTGTTGAGACTAGGCTAATCAAGGCTTTACAGGAAGCAGTAACAAGAATTGAAACACTTGAAGCCGAAGTAGCGGCACTGAAGGGAGCAAACTAATGTCATACCAATGGAAAGTAGCGGCACTGGACTACGCCGTATCACAAGATGGTCTGTCTAACGTCGTAACGACTGTTCACTGGACTTGTTCCAAAGAGGACGAGAACGGTAACTCAGGTTACGCATACGGCACTCACGGCTTGTCTGCGCCTGATCCCGACAATTTTGTAGCATGGGATGATCTTGACGAGTCCACTGTTCTGTCTTGGATGACAGACAACATGGTTGCACAGGTTGAGGAAGGTGAAGAAAGCGAGGTTGATCGTGTGCAAGCCTCTGTCGATGCACAGATTGCAGAGAAGGCCGCACCGACTCGTGGGACAGGTGTGCCGTGGTGATTAACCTAGAGTTTGGTTTGGAAGAAGTAAACGAACTGTAATGCACAATTAATAAGACATTATTTGGCATTAATGTAACATCAATATTACATTATTCAAGCAGAATAACCGATGCTATGAACAGTTCAGCAGTCAAGGCATGGTATTGGCGCACGACTATTTGATAAAGGGTAACACTTAATGATTACACTAAACCTCACAGCGGAAGAAGTTAATGCCATCCTTCAAGTGTTGGGGGATATGCCCACTAAGTCGGGCGCTTGGCCTTTGGTAATGAAGATCAAAGAGCAAGCCGAGTCTCAGGTAGAGCCTGAAGAAAGCGATGACTGATGGACCCGCTGTCCCTTATTGCAATGGCCTCGACTACATTCAAGGGCATCCAGACATTAGTAGAAAGAGGTGCAGAGATTGAGGCTGTAGCCCAAAAGCTAGGCCAATGGTATTCATTTGCGGCTGACATCAAAGAAGCCGAAAAAGAGGCTGAAAAGCCACCTTTGTTCAAAAAGCTGTTTGAGGGTGAGTCCGTAGAACAGCAGGCGCTTAACAGCGTCATAGCTAAAAAGAAGCTAGAGGAGCAGGAAAAGCAAATCAGGGAGTTGATCGTCTGGGCTTACGGCACAGAGACATATCAAGAAATGATAGCGCTCCGACGGGAAATTAAGGCGAAGCGGGAGCAGGCAATTTACAAACAGCGGCGCCGACAAAGAATAATGATGGACGGTATAATAGTGATTATTGGTGTTCTTGTTATGGGCGCAATCATTTTCGGCACAGTAGCGTTAATTCAAAGGTAGAGAGATGAACTGTGACACCCTTAAAATGGAAGTGGCTAGAATGGTTAATGGCGTTCGCGCTGATATCCGCACTGCCATTGAGCGAGTTAATGCCTTTTTCTATGTCGTATGGGTTAGCTTAAAAATACGCTATAGAAAAACCAAGAGAGCCGCCAAACAAATCTGGCACGAGCTGTGGAAATAGTTGTGGATCAGACTCTTATCAACACCATTATTTCCATAGGTGCGGGAGCCTACGCGCTATTACTTAAAAGTATGTGGGACACAGTAAAAAATTTAGACCACCAAGTCGGAAAGCTGGAGGTATCCGTGGCTGGTGAATATCTGAAGCGCGAAGAATGGAAAAGCGATATGCAAAGGCTGTTTGACAAGCTGGACGCTATCGAAGAAAAGCTCGACGGCAAGGCTGATAAGTAATGGCGTGGCAGGCTTTAATCTCTCCCATCACCAATTTAGTTGGCGGGTACCTAAATAATAAGCATGAGCAGGCACAGGCTAAGCACCAAGCAAAGCTACAGATTATACAGAACGATGCTGATTGGGAATCCAAAATGGCAGATGCTTCAGCATCTAGCTGGAAAGATGAATTTTGGACTATTGTACTCGCAGTGCCATTATTTTCTCTTGGTTGGAGCATCATCACTGATGATCCTACTATTGTTGATAGGGTTCACGACAGCTTTACTGCTTTGGATACTTTGCCAGATTGGTATCAGTATCTATTGTTTTTGGCAGTATCTGCGTCATTTGGAATCCGTGGTGCTGACAAGCTCATGAAGTTGAGAAAGCCATGAATCCCGAAGAACTAAACAGGTGGCGGATTGTTCCACGCTTGCTTATGTTAGCAATGTTGGTAATGACGTACCGAGTTGTTGAATGGTTCATGACTTTATCTGATCCTAACCCAGAGCAGGCGGCTTTGGTTTCTGTTATGACAGGCGCTCTTACAGGCGCTTTCGGCCTATTTCTAGGCAAAAAAGAATAGTTATCAACATGCTCACTAGTTGATACTATCTAGCATAGTAAAAATCTGGGGATTTGCGCATGGACTATGGCGCTATGCGTCCGTATGTAACGGACAGGCAGGCTGTATTACTTGATTTGTTAGCCGAGGGCATAACTTGTACAGAAGCCGCTCGTAGACTAGGTATAAGTGAGCGCAGTGCTAGAAAACTACTAAGCCGCGCAAAAGAACTTGCGGCAAAGCGCGGTTATGCTCCAGACCATGATATGACTAAGCCCGTCCCTGACGGGTTTGTTGTCTCTGGGGTATCCACTTACTACAACGACGAAGGCAAGCCCACGGGCCAGTGGGTTAAATCCAAGCTCGACGCAGAGGATAAGCTGGCTCGTTTGCAGGAAGTCATAGAAGACTTCGCTTCTAGCTACAAAGGGCTGGCTGAGCCTACTCCACCACCCGAGGAAGCCGCAGAAGACATCGTGCTGGCTATTCCCATAGGTGATCCTCATATCGGTATGTACGCGTGGTCTGAGGAAGCTGGCGAAGACTTTGATATAGACATCGCTAGGAACGACCTACTCTCTGCCTCCGAGAAGCTGGTTTCTGTTGCGCCCTGCGCCAGTACCTGCCTGATCGTCAATCTGGGCGACTTTTTCCATGCTGACAATATGTCTAACACCACCAATCGGTCTGGACACAGCCTAGACGTTGACACTAGGTGGAGTAAGGTGCTGAAGCTCGGCTGTATGTTGATGGTAGACATAATCAAGCTGGCCTTGCAAAAACACCCCCGAGTGGAGGTTATCAACGCGATTGGCAACCATGACGACCATTCATCCATCATGCTGGCGGCTTTCTTGTCAGCGTATTTCAGCGAAGAACCACGGGTGTTTATACAGCCAACTTCTTCTAAGTTCCATTACTTCTCGTTTGGTAAATGTTTGATCGGCGTCACTCACGGTGATACTGTAAAACATGCCGACTTGGGCGAGCTAATGGCCGTTGATAAGCCGGAAGATTGGGGTGCTACCGAGCACAGATACTGGTATGTCGGGCATATACACCACAATCGCAAATTGGAACTAAGGGGGTGTGTAGTAGAGTCATTCCGTACGTTAGCGGCCAAAGACGCTTGGCACGCCGCCAAGGGTTACAGGTCGGGCAGGGATATGAACGCTGTTGTACTACACAAGGAATTTGGCGAAATAGCTAGATACCGTTGTGATATAAGGATGGCGCGATATGGGTGACATCATAGACATAACCTATGTAAGAAAAGACTGCTACGACAGGGCATGTAGTGAGTGCGGCGCAGGGACGTTTACGTGGGAAACTTTTTCTAACAATGAGGAAAATCATGCGTTAGTATGTACAGAATGTGGTGAGTACTACGTTCTTTACGGGCATGAGAAAGAATGAGCTTTTTTAGCGAAGACGAACTCAGATGTCAGTGTGGTTGCGGCGTGTATAAGTTCGATGATGTGTTCCTCAAAGTGCTGAACTCTATACGGACGGACTGCGATTTCGCCCTACCTGTGTCTAGCGGGTACAGGTGCGTTAACCACCCAATCGAAGCTAAGAAAATAGCTTCGGGACGCCCAGCCGGTGCGCATACTACTGGCAAAGCTGTGGATCTAGCTGTTCACGGCGAAAAGGCGCACAAGTTGTTATCTACTGCTGTGTTTCACGGCATAAAGCGCATAGGTGTAAACCAAAAAGGTGCGCACAATCAACGGTTTATACACATAGACATAGTGGAGGACTTACCTTCTCCTACTATTTGGAGTTATTGATATGGCATCTAATAAAGATCCTAGACTTGAACGCGCTGGAGTCTCTGGCTACAACAAGCCCAAGCGAACCCCTAACCACCCTACAAAGTCTCACATTGTTGTCGCGAAAGAAGGCGATAAAGTAAAGACTATTCGGTTTGGTCAGCAAGGCGTTAAGACGAATCAGACGGCTGGGCAACGCGAAGCGTTTAAATCTCGTCACGCCAAGAACATAAAACGTGGTAAGATGTCAGCGGCTTACTGGGCTAATCGCACCAAGTGGAGTCCCAGTAAAACTAAGTCTCCGTCGTCTAAATGGAAGAAAGGGAGCTAACTATGCCAAACGTAGGTGGAAAGAAGTATCCATACACCAAAGAGGGCAAAAAAGCGGCGGCAAAAGCCAAAGCAAAGATGAAAGTTAAGCCCAAGACCAAGAAGAAGCGTGGGGGTTACTGATGCCGGGGAAGCAACCCAAACCTAAGATGTACACGCAGGCGCAGGTGGACAAGATGCTTGCGGCGGCACGTAGGCAGGCTAAAAATCCGATTCCTTCGCCCAAAAAGCAGTCTGCTATGAAAAAGCGACTTGCAGAAGAAGCGATGGATAAGAAGATGAAAGCGGCGGCTAAGCGCAAGAGGGTTAACTGATGCCAAAAGCAAAGTACTCTGCAAAGCAAAAGAAACTGGCCCGTGTAGCTTCTCCAAGGGACAAAATCACTGGCGCTGATCTTAAGAAGGTGCGTGGTCGTGGCAAAAAGCAAAAGTAAAGCTAAACCCAAAAAGTCTTCTAGCCCTACGCCTAAGAACAAGGCGTTGTACGCACGCGTGAAAGCGGCGGCTAAAAAGAAGTTTGATGTATATCCTAGCGCCTACGCCAACGCTTGGCTGGTGCGGGAGTACAAAAAGCGAGGTGGAACCTATTAATGGCAAAGCCAAAGGGTGGTCTGACAAAGTGGTTTAAAGAAGATTGGGTTGATGTCAAAACCGGCAAGGAGTGCGGCAGGAAGTCTGCTAAAAACTCCAAGCGTCCCTACCCTTCTTGCCGCCCGAAAAAGGTAGCGGCTAAGATGACCGCCGCTGAAAAGGCTCGGTCTAAGTCAAGAAAGACCGGCCCCGCACGGATTAAGCACGATGTAACTGCTTCCGGGCGACGGCGAAAAAAGAAATCTTAATGTCATTGGGGTTGCGTTATGACCACTTTAAAAATCCGCAGTTTCGGAGGCATAGCTCCTAAACTAAACGCTCGGTATCTGCCGGAAAACCGTGCTCAACAGGCTGTAAATGTAGACACTACAAGGGACGGTTCTTTACGTCCTATACAGGGCACATCCTCTGTTAAATCTGGTTACACTACGCCTGTAAAAACATTGTTTAGGATGCGCCCTGACAAGGTAACTAGTGACAGCGATTACTGGATTACTGCTACACAAGAAGTTAGCTTTTGTCGTTCACAAGTAATTGAAGACACTAGCGAACTTGTTTATTACACATTTGACACGCGCCCTAATTCAAGCAAGGGATTTAACCCGTCGTTTCGTGAAGGTACTAACGCGGTACAAAGTTCTAACGCCGGTACTGGTGTGGGGCAAGGTCTTACAGGTTTTGCCGACTCTACTTATTACGGTTTAGGCGTCCCTGCACCTACACAAGCATTGACAATAAGCCCGCTAAATACTCCTGCTGATGTAGACGGTCTTAGTAGGGAGTTCCGCTCGTATGTCTACACGTACGTTTGGAAAAAAGCAGGGCGCGAGATGGAGTCAGCCCCCTCCCCGGCGTCTAGTTCTGAGGGTATATACCTTGCTGACGGCGTGTCTATGCAAGTGACTAACTTACAAAATATCCCGTCAGATGACACTAGGCCGGTTGGTATGTTGGACGTTGATCTATACGTACGTATTTACAGGGCCGTGGGCGGCGCGTTTCTGCTCGTTAATACCGCCGCAGACATACCAATAACTACCGCTGTAGGTGGATATAACGATACTGTAGAAGCGGCAGATTTGGGCGAAGCGTTACCGTCCCTTGGCTGGACTCCACCACCTAGTGATCTAAAGGGTTTGACCAACATGGCAAACGGCATGATGGCTGGGTTTTCTGGGCAGGATGTCTATTTCTGTGAGCCTTACATCCCGCACGCTTGGCCTATTGCATACACAATCAGTGTTGATAGCCCCATCGTTGCTCTAGCTTCTTTAGATACCACACTTGTTGTACTGACATCAGAACGCCCGTATTACGTGCAAGGTAGCTCTCCCGAGTATTTAACGGTAATCGCCGCCGACGCAAATCAGGGGTGTGTATCTAAGGACAGCGTAGCGACTATGAACGGCGAAGTATATTTTGCTTCTCCAGATGGGCTATTGGCTACTAGTCCCAGAGGCACAAGAAATATAACCGAGGGCTTTTTCTCTTACAAGCAATGGAACACACTGCTAGATCCCGCCACTATTAAAGGTTTTACGCACGATCAAAAGTATTTTGGCTTCCATAGTGGGGGCGGGTTGATATATGACATACCCACCCGAGAGTTCGTTACAACCACGATTACAGCAACTTCAGGGTATGTAGATACTAGACAAGACAAGTTATATATAACTCCAGATGGATATTCTATAGCGGCTTATGGGGATGGCGCGGCTACGACTGTAGAGTGGAAATCCAAAGTATTCGGGTTTCCTAGTGAGATTAGCTTCTCTTGTGGGCAGTTAGAGGCCGAAAGTTATTCTGGCTCTGGTATTAAGATAATCGTTCACGCCGACGGCAACCCCGTGCTTACCCAGTATATTACCAACAGAAACATGTTCCGGTTGCCATCCGTGCTAGCTAGGGATTGGGAAGTATATGTCGAGGGTACTAACGAAATCTTCAACATAACCTTAGCTCAAAGCGGCGAGGAACTAGCTAGTGTCTAAGGGTCCAAAGCATAATCTGCCGACTGTTAGTTCTGATATACCTAGAGATTTACGCCTGTTTATTGACAGGGTTGCAGAGTCTTTATCTGGCAATGGTGAAGACAGGTTTGTAACTGCCAAAGAGCTAGCTAACGCGGGGGTTTATGACTCTACAGACACTAGTACGGATGCTGGTGGGACTGACCCTGATGCAACAATACCTGTACTTACGCCGCCTGAGCCAACGCTTACCGCTACCGCAGGGTACGAATACGTAGTTCTTGAGTGGCCTACTCCTAGCTATTACGGTCATTCATCTACCACGGTGTATAGGAACCTACATAGCGCAGATGCTCCTACACCTACTTTTGACGACTCAAATACTGTAGCAGTAACGAGCGTTAGTGGGTCCACCTCAGTGTTTTCTGACTATCTGGGTACTGGTCAAACTGCTACATACTTCATTCAGTTTGTAAACATCAACAACGTAGAAGGGCCGGTTTCTGATCCTGTTACAAGAACGACCGCTATAGATGTAGCGGAAGTCATTGATGTGCTTGAGGGACAGCTAACTAGTACGCAGTTTGTAAATGACTTATCAACATTTGAGTCTGGCGGTGCGCCTTACCTTGTTAACGCGCTAAACAACTATGTCGTAAAACTGGGTGTAGGCGGCACCGCCGCTGGTTTTGGCATTTCAAATACTGGATCTGATGCAGACCCGGAGTTTGATTTTGCTGTACTGGCAGACAACTTTTTTATTACGGCACCCGTTGATTTTAACCAGCCAAACAGACCCACAGCCGGTGTTTCCAAAGGGGATGTATGGCGTGACAGCAACGCAAATCCCGTTAGATACTATGTCGCTAGGCAAAATGATCCGACTTCTCTATCTCATTGGGAACAGATTGAGCCTGCGCCATTTATCGTACGAACGACTGACACCACGATTACTAACGCGGATGGCAAAGTAGTAACTGTACCCAGAGGCGTTTATATCCGTGATGGCTTTATCCAGAACGGCACGATCACCAATGCCAAGATAGGTGACGCCGCTATTGATACGGCAAAGATCCAAGATGCCACGATAACCACCGCAAAAGTAGGCGCTTTGGATGCAGGTAGGGTTGTAACGGGTACGCTGAAGTCTCCCAACTTTACTAACGAAACTGGTAAAGCCGGTTTCTTCCTTGGCATGGGCGTTACTAACGGCGCGGTGCCTACACCTGTTTTAGACGACAATGGCAACCTCACGTTCAACGATGACGGCACGATAAAGGTCACTTACCCCGCTGGCACCGTTAACCAAGAAGACATACGTTTTATCTTGCGTGGCGCAGGGGATACGTATCCCGCGTTACAACTTATCAACGGTGTAGTGACGATTAACGCTCTTGTTATTCGCGATGTGCTCAAGTCTGTCAGCTTCGACAACACGCCTAACAGCCGAGGATTTAAGATAGACCTTGGCACTTCCGGGGAGGGTGAAGACAAAGGCGGGTTTGTTCAGTTTCGCGACAACGCTGGCGAAGACGTATTTAGGATAGATGAGTCTGCTGATGGCAAAGGCGTTGTAAAGATGACCGCCGCCGCTATTCGCGATGCCATTACTTCGTACAATTTCGACATAAACGCCCCAAGCATAACAACTCCGGGCTTTCATCTCGGTATAGGCCAGAAGTTTGATGGCACTGTTGAAGATACGAAGTTCTACTTATATGGCAAGAACGGCAAACTTCTTTTTGGTGTAGACGAAAGCGGCGATCAGCTTAGCGACCGCATCGCTAACAGTGTGTTTATTAGCAACCAGCTTGCGAACGCACAGAACATCAACCCGTTTATGACAGAGCCGGACTTTAGCAAAGACGATGTTATTCGTCCTAGAGGCTGGTATCTGTACTCAAGCACAAACGACGGTGATCTGACTTATAACACCGGAAGTGATCTATGGGCGTATACTTTCGGTGGGCAAGTAAACTACCCTGCTAATACTGTCCTTAAGCTCAAATCAGAAAACAATAACGCTGATAAAATAGGCGCTTTGTCAGCCGCGATACGGCGTGATCCCAAAGTTTCTGAGTACTCTGTAGTCATTACATGGCGAGTAGAAGGAGCGTTGAGGAACAGCGGTGGTTTATATTTCCGCGCCTTTACTACGTCTGACGAAGATTTCCCTATCGGGCAAAACGTAGTTACGCCCCCTTCTAGTGGTTATGACTACGTTTTTGATAACGACGAACCTACAATAGTTGATCGCATGACTAATGGTAGGGCCGCTAACCTTATCGTAGTAGAAGATACTTATAGTGGTAGCGGCAGGGTTGCAGGTGACCATTACCAAAACGTTGGGATGACCAGCACAAACGTACCTTCGTCTGGTGTTGATTTTCACACTACTAAACTAAAAATAAGTTTTACTGGTTCTTTCGCCGATACAACCTATTTTTCGTTAGACGTTTTGAACTGGAACGGCCTCGGTGCTAGTGCCGCTTTGTACATTGATAAGGTCGTTGTTACGCCGATAGCCTTAGATGTAGACGGAAGCGATGTTAACTATAACGGCACTTCTTTGAGTGATTCCACGTTTGCGTGGCTTACCGACAAAATAAGCTCATCCAACATTACTACGTATTTCGACAATACCGCGATTACTGAGGCAATTATTGGCAGTGCGGCGGTTGGTACGTTAAAAATACAGGACAACGCGGTTACAGTTCCACAAGTGTTGTCGCTTCCAGTTACTAAGTTTGCTCAACAAAGTATAGAGCACTTAATAACACCTACGCCCTTAGTGCTTGATTACGGTACTAATGCTGACCTAGTTCCATCAAAAGTTCTTTTCTTCGTTACAGTAGAACTAGGTGCTAATGGCTTCGGCGGGCATTGGGCGGCGGCGGTTGTACGACTACGTTACAAGCATGGCAATGTTTCAATAACTGATAGCACCATTAGCCCTTCTGGTGTTGTAGAAGCCTTACAACAAAACGGGCGAAAGGGTGCGCCGCCATCACTTGTGTTCTCGGCTACTATGGACGGTTTCACTGGCCCGCGTACGTTTTACTTAACGTTGCAGGTGGCAGGAGAGCACGGTAGCGCTAGTAACTGGTGGCGTGCAAAAGCCGGTAACTTAACTGTTTTGGCGGCAAAACGATGATAAAGAACTACGTATTCTACGATTTTAAGGGAGAAATAACGGGCGTTATTACTCAAGACGAGACTCTGCCCATACCTAGCGGTGATTTTATAGAAGTAGCCGATGGAGCAATTGACGGAGATCCCGGCAAGTACTATGTGAAACTTCCCAAAACTTATTGGGACCCTGCTCCATACTTAACGCAGTTACCCACAGAGATTCACCCACAAGCTGTGTTTAATTACACAACCGAAGAATGGCAAGTGACGGACGCGGTAAAAAATGAAGTGGCGCTAAGTCAGATACGAGGTATTCGTAACGAGCTTCTTGCCGCATCCGATTGGACGCAAGGCAACGACTCTCCGTTAAGTGTGTACGAAAAAGGCTTATGGGCTACTTACCGCACACAACTACGTGATATAACAACAACTTACGCCAATATTTTAGACGCTAATGACGTAATTTGGCCTACGGCTCCAGCAACGGATGACTTTGGCGGTGGATATGATCCGAACGACGTTGATGTAGATTTGTTTGATCTAAGATGATCGTCACACCCGCCAAAAGACTTGTATTTGACCGCAAAGAGCTAATAAGTACGTGGGTTGCTGTAAAAACAGACCAGTTGACGCCTTGGGGCGACCACTACGCTATGGGGATTATGGAAGGCAGTACAGTGACGGCGGGCATTGTTTTTAACAACTTTAACGGGGCCAACGCTACGTGCCACATAGCCGTCGATAAGTCAGGGAAAATACTGATAAAGTTGTTCCAAGCGGCATATGATTATGCCTTTAATCAGTGTAAACTTAAGCGGTTGACAGGCATGGTCCCAACTAGTATGCCAGACGTAATAGCATTTGACCAAAAACTTGGCCTTGAATACGAATTTACGATGAAAGACGCACATCCAGAAGGCGATATGGTGATCCTGCGAGGCACACCAGAAAGCTGTAAGCGTTGGAGGACATAGTAGTATGGGTGGAAAATCAGCACCGGCACCTGACTATACGGAATTAGCGGCTGTTTCGCGTGAAGCTGTAGCGGCTGGAGAGCGCATAGCCGAACGACAGTTCGACTTTTCAGAGCGTCAGTACGAAGAACTTAGTCCCATTTTTAAGGAGATCGCCGCAGGTCAGATCGCCGCGCAGAACGAGCAGTTAGAACAAGCGCGGGATTATTATCAGTATATGCAAGATACGTTCCGGCCAGTTGAGCGCGGAATCGTCGAAGATGCTTTGGCTTTCAGCACGGAATCGTACCGTGAGCGAATGGCTGGAGAAGCCGCCGCCGCCGCTGGGCGCGCATTTACCAACTTGCAACGGTCTGCGTCCAGAGCCGATGCCGCCAGAGGACTTACCCCCAACTCTCCTGCCGCTAGAGCCTTGCGCCAGCAGGCAAATGTGGAGATGGCGGCGTCCAGATCACAACAAATGACCGGCGCTAGAGATAGGGCTGAATCGCTAGGGTACGCAAGACAGCTTGATGCCGCAGGACTCGG